CTTAACAACCCGCTGATCGTTGGCATACCACACATTGTATTTGACCGGATAGGTCTCTTTCCCAAGCGGCTTGTCCTCGACCTTAAACTTCGACGGGATGATCGACACCTGGCACTCGGTTAGAAGTGTCACACCGGGCGATTTCGCTGCAGCCATTGACATCGACGTTCCCTTCTCGTCGGTAACGTCCGTGAACGACAACCGGCTGGTCCCACGATCCTCCAAAGCCTTGTTGTTCATTGGCTTGACGAACTCGATACCCGCTACGTCACCCTGTGCTTGCATCTGGTACAGTCGGGTCAACGCAATCTCGTCCTCCGAGGCGCAAAACTCCCCCTCTTGGAACCGGCAAAGCGGCAGCCGGACGTCGGGATAGAATCGGTATGGCGAAACGTTCGTAATCTTGTTCCCCAGGAACTTCGTCACGTCCATCACCTGTATCGACTCTGTCGGTTTCCGGACCTGCATCCCGAACAACTTCATGCCGGGGTCTTGGACGACCTGCGGCATTTTTTGCATTTCGTGAATCCAGCCATGCTTCACGATACCCAGGCCGAACCGGCCGATGTCGAGGAGCAGTTGATACAGACGAGCGTCGAAAACATTGTAGTCCAGATCGCGCGCCAACAACGCCTCAGCGATCTTGGCCGGGACATGATCTTCGCGACCCTTACCGAGCAGTTCGAACAGATGCTCGCGTTGGTAATAGGCTGCGAAACAGAACGCGATGAACGTTTGGACCTGCGCGAACGTCAGCGGGACGATCATCTTCGTCGGTTCGCCCCGTTCCTTCGCTTTCTGGTCCTGTTTGTCCGGCGTCCGAGCGCCGCGGTAGATATCGTTATAACGATCCCACTCTCCATACCGTCGACCCATCGTTTTCCGCGACCAGTTGACGAGTTCCTTGCAATGTTTCAACATCGCGGCGTTGAACGGCGTCAACTCTTCTTTGCTAAGTTGTTTCTGGATGATCGGGTCCATAAGGTCCGGTTCTTTTTAAGAACCCAACGGGCCAGCGGCACGTCGCTTCGCGTCTTCGGAGATGTAATCCGCGAGAGACTTTTCCTTCGCTTTCTTCAACGCGGCGATAGCGTCATCAATCGTCGTGCCACGATTTTCCAAAAACGCGATGACAGCGTCAAACCCGATGTTCGCCACCGCGTTAAGTATCGACGCTAGTAGTAGATCACTCATAGGTTGCTCGCTTTCGCTACAGACGATTGAAGGCTGGCCGCTTTGGACTTTGAGAGAAGCGGCACCAAAACGTTGATGAAGGCCTTGGCCGCGGTCCGAGCGGCCTCAATCGCGGCGGGGACGTCTGCCGTCTGACCAGCCTTGGTAGCGACTAGAGCGTCGTGCGCCAAACCAGCCGCAACCTGATAACTGGTATGTGCTGCCGCCGCCCTAGCCGCGACGTCCGCCGGCACCAGCCCGTCGTTGTAGAGGCGGGCATACTCTTTTGATGCCGATTCAACAACGTCCGTCAACGTCGTCACGCCCGTGTAGAGTGTCTGACACGCCACAGCGGTCGCCATGACGATTACCAATCCAATCAGTTGTAGTTTTTTCATTTTTTCACCAATACATTCGCTAACGTTTCCAATAATGACTGTCGCGTGAACGGTTTCTTCAAGACGGCATTTGGTTTCGGGTCAAACGCTTCCAGATCGGCCGTGCCGGTCATGAAAACGACCGGGACGTCGTAGTTCTGCGCACGCAGGGCTTCCAGAATCTGCTGTCCGCTCATCACGGCCATGCCAACGTCGGTTAGGACAGCCGAGATCGTGGCGTTCGAGCGAAAAAACGACAACGCCTCCATGCCGTTGGCGGCTAACAGCGCGGCGTAGCCCGCGTCGACGACGAGCATCTCCAACAACATTCGCATCGAAGCCTCGTCGTCGATAATGAGAATCGTTTGGCCGGAACCGGAAAATTCTTCCATACGCGTTATCGCCTCCTGTCGGGTTTCTTCTTTCGCCACGGGGAGATAGAGATAAAAACTGGTGCCTTCTGGACTTGTCGAGACGCGAAGTTCTCCGCCATGATCCGTGGCGATTTTTGCAGCCATCGACAACCCTAGGCCGGTTCCCTTGGACACGGGTTTCGTGGTAAAAAACGGCTCGAAGATATGCGGCAGAACGTTCTCGGCTATGCCCGGCCCGTTGTCGTGGACCCGGATCATCACGTTTTTGCCCACATTTTGTGCCATTACGTCCAACTTCCCACCGTTGGGCATAACGTCGCGGGCATTGACACAGAGGTTGAGCAACAGTTGTATGATCTGCGTTGCATCGCACTTCACAGCCGACGTCCCGTGCAATGTGGTAAAGTGCATCTCGATGTTTTTGGGGAACGAATCCCTAAGCAGCTTACCCAGCTCGGTCAGCATCCACGCGACAGACACAACCCGCAACGACGATCCGTTGCTGCCACGAATGAAGGTTGCAATCTGTTTGCTCATTTCCGCACCCCGACGACCAGTAGATTCCATCGCGTCGAGCACCCGAGCGATGGATTCGGGGATGTTGTGCAATTCGTCTAGAACTAACTTGCGGAGGATTTCCGGCCCACCGAGGAAAACTTGCAACAGGTTGTTGAGGTCATGCGTAAATCCCAGCGTCGTGTGGCCCAGAATCTCCAAACGGTTGTCACGAATTACCTGTTCTTCAAGCAGGGCTTTTTCGTGGACGTCTTTCAACGCCCTCGACAAACCTTCGAGATGCCCTTTGATAAAAAACCGGGCAGCGCCCGAGTCACACGCCCGGTCAGCCTCCCGTGCGTCGACCGAGCCAGTCACAATAATGACTGGAGTCAATCGTTGGTGGGCTTTCGAGATACGAATACCTTCGGTTCCATCGAACCCTGGCAGCGCCAAGTCCGCGAGTATCACGTCCCATTTCTGCTGCACCTTTTCCTCGAAATCCTTCCTCGTTCGTGCGACCTCCACGACAGCCACTTCCTCAACTTCCCTCGTTACAAGAAAGGCGTCCTCCGGATTGTCGTCGAGTAGTAACACTTTAAGTTTGGTCATTTGAGGTGACCTTCCGGGTCGACCTTTGTGGCAGACCGGGTGACTAGATCGGTTTCGTCGCGGAGACGCTTGCCTTCGCGCCAGTTCTCGAACGCCTTTGACCGAAACCCGCCTAAGGCGGTGAGCGCCGCGATGCCACAATCGCAGACGATCAAGATTGACCAGCTAGCAAATGTTGTGTCGCCCGCGGTCACGAGCGCCTGAGCACCGACCTTCAAGCAGACGAGCGTCGGACACAGGACGCTGATCGTACCATCAATCACCATAGGGGTGAGATGCGGTAGTTCGCGGCGGATTATTTCTGTTGCGCCCATTAGCGTGAACTAAAGATTGCGGTGTTGGAGTAACCGGACGAGCCGATCGAATTGAGTGAGCGAGCACGAAACGAGTATAGTTTGCGTTTCACGAATGAGATCGAGACGTGTTGGATGCCGGCCGACAGCGTGTCGATTTCGCCGAACGGAGCGCCGTCGATGCTTCGCTCGACTTTCGTGATCGCTGTCAGGTCCGACGTCCAGCCAAGATCAAGCCGCGACGAGCTGATCTTCACGGCCTTTAGATTCGTCGGCGGATTAGGAACCGTCTGGACCGGCGCGGTGCTGACAGTGAACGTTGCGGCCGGCCCGTCAGTCCATGTGCCATCAACCTTCACGGCGATCAAGGCTTTCCACGCCCCGACCGGTCCGGCCATTGGAATCGTCCACGATCCCGTCAACGTCACAACGGCTCCCGGAGCCACCGTTTGTGCCACAAGGCGTGGTGTCCAGTCGACGCCAGTGTCAGTCGCTCCGGGAGAAATAGTCGTCATAGCGCCATCTTGAATAACAATTGATGCGGCCCCATTAGTGAATCTCGCTGTCCCTGCTATCGTCGCACCGGGCTGGAACGTCGCAGCGTTGAGCGTCGGAGCCGACAACGCGAACGTGGACGGTAGTGCCGAAGGGCTGTTGGTCACTACGTTGGTCGGTACCGAGTCGCCCCCCGCGTTGTAGGCTGTCACGTAAAACTTTGTCTTTGCGCTGTCGCTTGCGGTGACGTTTACGTTTAGGCCTGTCGTCGTTTTCACGATCACAAACGTCGCCGACGGTTCGACTGCTGCCCACACGCGGTAGCCCGCCAAATTTGTTCCGCTTGTTGTCGATGCGTCCCATGATAGCGTAATCTCCTCCGATTGGAGACATTGGACACATGCGAATAAAGCTGCCGAGACGCTTAGCAATCTCCAGCCGGAAGCGTGGGCCTTCCTTACCGGACATGGAGAAGAATCTAACGGTGTAATAGCGGTTCTGTCTGGCGTGAACGACTGCATAAAAAATCGTAGGTTCATTGTGGGGCAAAAAGATGTAACATCCCGGCATCACCGCGTAAAAAGCCTCCAGATAAAGCCAACCATCCAAATCCCGGCGAAAATACCCACAACGAATCCTGCGACCAGCATGACGCCTTGGCGTGGCAGGCAGGCTTCGTCATCTCGGTTTTGCTGGCTCATGACACCGTCCTCCCAAGTATTCCCATTCCGCGCTTCCAGATGTCGTTAAGAATGGCTTGACCAGGGGCGGCGATTCCTCGGCCGCACATATAACCGCCAAATGTCTTCGTAGAAGGTGCCACTCCCCCACTGTCTTGATTGTTGACATCAACGATCCCGACCCAAAAACCTGCGTTGATGGTCGCTCCGGGAGTTGCGGATGTTCCAAACTGAGCCCCACGCTTGTAGATTTTAGCATCCGTCGTGGTGTTATAGGAGCCACAATAGAAACCAGTCCCTGCGGAATCCGCTACGTCAATTTGGTTGGCTGAGATGCCAGTTGAGAACGTTGTTCGGCCAGCTACGTTCGAGACGTATAAATAGCAGTAATCCGACCCGTTATAGACACCCATCGAGAAGCCGCTTTGGTTTGTGGATGTGCAAACATAGGCTCCGTAAGTGAAAGAATGATTTGTCGAATCAATCGCGTAGAGGTCAGACTGCTTAACACCGGAAAACATTATTTTCGTGCCGGTGCCAGTCAAGCCGACGGCCTCGGAGAAATTGGCATCCACGAATGTCAGTTGGTCATCGTTAGTGTTTGCTCTTAAGTCACTAATGACCGCAGCCCTGATAGCGTTTATACCAATACCAGTGAAGGTGTTCAGACGCACAATGCTTGATCGAAGGTCGTTCGATTTCAGCGCCTTTATCATCCAATCGTTGCAGACGATAGACGCACTGGTGTAATTGCCACTCAAAGCACGCACACGAGGCATCCACACGCCACCCACTTCCGGCTCAAGATTTCCAAGCCGAGCAATCCCACCTTGGCAGGCGAAGATCGTTGGAACGTAGATAAGGCCGGTCTTGACCATGAATTGTCGTCTTGATAATCTTTTCATCATGCCTCGACCTAAACCAAATTTAATCGGGAGATGCTTCGGCTTTTGGACAGTAACTCCCAGGCAACTGTCGTTGGGCTACCCGCAAAATGCAGAGTCGTAATATGCGGCGTAATCGAATAGTGACAGTTCATGGAATTACCGGATGTTTAAGCGAATTAGCTGAACGGTTCGGCATCGATATTAAAAAGCTCGATTCGCGGCTTAGACGTGGCTGGTCTATTGAACGTGCATTTCATGGCTCGACTGCGTAAGTGTAGTCTGTTCATCGAACATCAAGCACGCCGTAGTCGCCCATGAAGATGCTGTTGGTAAAAGGGGACATCGTGAAACTCACATAGCTCACGGCGTTGGCGTTGGTGCTTGGTTGAAAAGCTGCCGTTGGGCCGCCTGGCCACTTAAAGGATGCGTTCGTCCATGTCACGGTTCGCGTTCCTGTGGAGTCTTGCTGAAAGAAAATTGTGAAAGTGGTGTTCGTCGCTTTGTTCGCCGGAACATTGCTTGGCGTGGCGAAAAAAGCATTGTTCGTGAGTAGAACGTAGAAATTCGTGCCGCCGCTACCGTCAATCGTCAGGTTGGTTCCACCGCTATAGGTCAATGCCGTATTCGGCACCCAAGTCGAAGCACTACCGCCGCCGCCAGAAGCCGCTATCGTGAGGTTCGTCTGGCCTGTGCCGATGTTGTTTGTCGTGAAAGCGATACCTGAACCGGCCACAAGCGGATAGACGTATTGACCGCTGACGGTCAAAGTCTGTGTGATAATAAGCGTGTTGCCTTTGCCGCTCTGGAAGAAGTTGTTTGTAGAGTAAAAATTGTTAATCGGGTTGGCCTGTGACGCACCACCGCTTTCCCAAGTAAGAACTCCAGCGCCGTCGTTTTCTAACCGCGTCCCCGCCCCGCCTTGCACCGTGGGCCAGATATACGGCACGCTCCGAATCGTCGGGTTGCCGGTCATCTCAAGGTCGCCGTCGAGGACGAGGGTGTTGGTCACTGCGAGTCCGTTGAGGAATGATCCGTGTGTGCCAACAATTTCAGCCCAAGGATCAGTAACGGTTCCAAGGCTCGTCGAGCCTCCAGATGGACGCACAACCGGCGTGTTGAATGAAATCGTGCTTCCGTTGTCACTCGCAGAAAATTGCATTGCACCATTATTGCCTGAAGCTTCAAAAGTAAGTGTTCCATCATCTCCGGGAACCGTGAAAAGCATCACCCCACCAACGCCCATACCGCTTCCTTGACCAGCAGTGAAATTAATGTTTCCGCCCCTCCCGTCGCCAATGCCATCTTTGGCCGTAAATGTAATATCTCCACCCCGACCGTCAACGCCGGGATCGGAACTTTCAAAGGTTAAATCCGTGCCATCACCATTTGGGTTATTAGGCGGAAGGATCAAGATTTGGACAGCCCCCGTGCTGCCGAATTGGAAATTCCCGCTGCCGTCATCTAAGATTAAGGAATTGCCCAGCGAGTTCGTGTCGGTCCACTTGGCCAGCGTGTTCGCCGTGCCGCCTGAGTTCGTGATGCCGCCACTGCTACCGCTTCCGGTGCCGTTGGTCCATCTCTGTGCGGTTGAGTCCCAAGTGAGAACTTGCCCGTTTGAAACAGTCGTAGCGAGCTTAACGTCGGACAAGTCTCGCAACCGGTTGATAACGGGACCGGAGGCAGCACCGATCAAAGCCATAGCCACGACAACGCCAATGGCCAATCGCAGTCGAAAGTCAGTTTTCATGTTACCAGTAGATGACGACTACACCGTCGCCAGCCGTAGCGACGTCAACGTACCACTCATACAGATCGACACCCGCAAGGGTGTATTGTCCGTGAGAACCCATCGGTATTGGCTGCGAACCGTTAGCCGCGACCGGGCCGATGTAGATGTCGCCGGTGTTCGGCGTCTGGGCCGCTTTGTCCGCGACGATGATACACTGCGTGCAGGGGCGTGAAACAGACGATATCCGCTCGGGCGTCCCGGTCGCCGCAACGGTTTTGATGACAATTTGTGGTGTTCGATAGTGTGCACTCATAGGTCTCCGTAGCCGATTAGCCGCCAAGCCGTGCCGTCGTGGGCAACATCGACGAACGCGGCAGTGGAGTTGGGGATTGTTTTCAGACCGCCGACATCGAGAGTGAAAGCCCCTAGGCCGGTCCGGACGATCCGGAAAAACGCCCCGTTGTAGTTATTGGTCGTGGGTAACGTGACCGTCTTGTTCCCGGTCAACGCTGTGGCGAATCGTTGAACAGGGGCGTCGGTGAAGTTCGCCAGCGTAACGTCGGCGTCCCCACGATCCGACGAGATACCCCAGTCAGTAGTAAGTGAGGCGTCCTTCGTGGCGTTGAAGCGCATTGATTGGCCGGCCGTCGGCACGAGCGTGACAGGCAACCAACGAGCCGAGGCGTTCTTTTGTTGGGTGGTGAAATCTTTGTCAGCCATAAACGGTTAATCTAGCGATACTGGTTCAAGTTCGAGTTCGGTCCGGTCAATGATGAGTTCTTTCATCGGGACGCGGGACATCGACGCGTCCGGCTCAAGGAACGAGGGTTCGCCGAGGACGAGTCGGTAGAGATTTTCCATCATGTGGTCGTCTTTGTCGATAGGTTTGTTTTCACCTTCGTCCCAAGCGTAGCGTTGAATCTCCCAAAGGGTCCGGCGACATGTCGGAGCGAAGTAGATTTGGTTTCGTTTCAGCCGGGCCTGGACAGCGAGGATACCTTGCGCGAGTGCTTTGGTCGCCTTCTCTACGTAGACACCGTACTTGGCAAACTCCTCGGCCATGTTGGTTTCAGTGATAGGATCATTGATGTACGCCAAGGGGTCGATCTTGGTCCAGACGACGAATCGTCCTTTGGTGAAGTCGTTGATCTGTTTGCACAAATCCTCGATCCCACAATGGTCGAAGATGTCGAACAAGCAAACGGACTGTCCGGCTGGCAAAACCGTTGAGAACAAAACCGCATGAGGAGTTTGAGGGTGTGGGTCAATGTTGACGTAGATGGGGTAGTTGCGAGGAGGTTGATGAAAAGCGTCCCAGCCGGTCGGCACCTCGGCGAGGACGTGCGTGGACCATTGAAACTGCTTGTAGATCAACCCGCTCAGGTGGAGCGGGATGCCGAACAACCGGCATTGTTTCTCGTCGTCAGTTAGCGTCGACTCGTACTCGGCGATCGCTTCTTGGTTGAGGTAGGGGTTATCGTAAATGGAGCCAGTGATCGCCCATACGTTGTCACGAGGCTTACCGCCCGTGTCGGCTGGGAAGAAGTAATCGTTAATCCAGAACTCCGAAAGAGGTGTAAGAGTAAACCACGCACTTCCTCCTCGGTCAATAAGTCCACGCGACGCTCCTTTCCACATGCCTTCGGGGCACGGTTCGTCAATGTGTATTGCGTCCCAGTCCGAGGACTCTGAACCTTGCGGATTCGCCATCCAGGACTTAACGGTATCGAAGCGCCAAAGAGACCCGTTGGCACATTCAATTGTGTCGATAGCTCCGGAGTGATTGCGACGGACAGACTTAACGAAGCCTGAACGGGGTAGGAACCGCCAGACTTTGCCGCCTTCACCCCTTTGTGATGTGAAGATTTCATCGACTTTGTCCCAGTCGGTAGTGATGGTTAGAAGTTTAACGGGGTGTTGAGGGATGCCAGCCGTTCGTTCTACACTCCCCAGTGGATACCAGGGTCGCTCACCGCGAAGCCACGCACAATCCTCAGCACAGCCCATATACGATTTGCCAAACCGGTTCCCGCTCCGGACCATCCGACGCTTGAACTTACCGGCTGCAAGATGAAAAGCGTCTTGGCCGGGATGTGGACGATAGAACGGTAAGCCGTCGTGCTTCAATGCAGCGACCTTCTCGGTCTGCAAACGAAGTTGCTGCCGACGTAGCAACAACAGTTCGGGGTTTGCGATGACTTGATCCACAGCGGTTGTTAATCTGCCGGCGGAGCCGGCTGGTTATCGAAAAGGTTGGCCGGTGACTTCGTCGTTCCGGCCGTTTGGATTAACTCATGCCCTAGCCGGGCAATTAATAGTCTGCGATGCTGGCCTAATACCCCGACCAGTGGGGGAATCAGTTCGTGCCGGTTAGACGGGCTTCTTCGAGTTTGAGATCCGCGAGCCGTTTGTCGATGTCATCGAGCGTCGACGCATCGTGCCGCGTGACGTCCGCTTTCGTCTCGACGTGCTGGGTAGGTTTCCCAAGGAACCGGTCGAGTAGACTGTTCGCAGCGGTGATTCGTTCGGAGGGTTTGGCTTTTTCATTGTCACGTTCGTCGATCAAACGCCAGACGGAGTCGAGCGCCGCCGACTTCACGACCGCTTGAACGGCGTCTACGCCGGCCGATTGAAGTTCCTCAACGAGGCGTTGTCGTGCCCAAGGTTGCCGTAACACTTGCCCAATCCAGGCTAGTTGATAGCCGGTCTTCTTGGCGATTTCGGTATTCGACAGTCCCTGGGCTTTGAGAAACAACACAACGCGGTGTTCCGGCTTCTCGTGGAGGATTCTCAGATTCGGTGGCCGGTCGGAAAACAGCTTGTTGGGATTAGCCTCATAGTCCTGTTCTATAAAAGAACCAGACAGCGGGGAATTCTCATACAACTGGGGGTTGAACGCCGGGGACGCAGGGTCGAACCGTTCGTCGTTTGCCACTACTGACCCGCTCGCTTGTCGTTGTCGTCCCTCGTTAGGACTCAGCAACGCTGCCACTAGACCGTTTGTCTCGTTGTCGAATGGATTCATGTTCAAACTTAACTGGCGTCAAGTCATTAAAAGGCTGTGCCAAGAGGATAGCACGAATCCGCTCCGTTTTTTCTGGACGCCTCGTCCGTTGTATCGCTGGATTCGAGTATTGGTCCACGATCTTAAGCCTATCACCCAGGTCGCAGGGTTGCAAGTATGGATATTTGGATTCGAGCATACGAATATCCACGTATCCAATCTTTGAGTTACACTTTTCGATGTTTTTATTTTTTGTTTCGCTGGTGAAGGAGATATATCTAACTCACCGCGGTCTTGCTTGGGGAGGACTCCCCGGCGGTCGGAGCGGGAGCGGGCGGTGAGGCAGCCGGGTCGTGGCTGCCCCCCGCCTTGCGCGAATGTGCGCGTCGAAGAACCACGGATGAGGGCCTGAGATCAGGCGAGAAGTTCATCTGCGGTCGAGCTAGCTTTCTTCTCTGCGGGCGGAAGAACCTTTCCGCCCTTATCGGTTGCGAGCCATTTTACGTGCTGGGAGTTATTCGCTCCCAAGCCGTTTTCTTTGAGCAATGTATACAGGCGAATGATGCGAGCATCATCGCGCTTAACCTCAAAGAGACATGCAACCAATCTCGCCAACATCGCGCAATGCGCGAGCTGGCCCAGCTCTTTCTTTCCATTTAACTGGATTCTCGCCAATGCGATTTGAACCGCATCAACCGTTCCTAATAGGACGGCGTTGCGGTCGAGCTCTGGGCGGGATGCCTCAGGCGATTTTGGTGCCTCAGGCTTAGGATTCGGATTCTGTTGTTCCGGTGGATTCATTGTGATTCACCTCCTTTCCTTCCACAATGCTATGAGAGGTTAATCCGGGTTTTTTGAGGGCCGATTTCGTGGAAAAGCGGAAATTTTCCCCCACGTGCGGAAATTGTAGTCGGTCGGTCGGTTGGTCGGTCGACGCTTTTGGGCGGAGCGATAGGCGCAATAAAAAGTCTATAGAGAGATATAAAATGTGAAAATGAGTATTTTCTTTGTTTGCGGTAGGGGGGTATATGTCTATTTTGTAAAATTTTTTTTTTAAAAGTACACATAAAAAAACCCCAAACTCCACATCTCGCTAAGCCTCAAAGTCTGGTTCTTTTTAAGAACAGGACATTTCGCCCTGCTATAGCTCCGCCCGCAATGGCCGACCGACCGATCAACCGACCGACGCTTTCGCGGACCGTCCAGCCTAGCGGCCCGGCTGAGCGTTCGGTTCTTAAAAAGAACCCAACGATTGCAGCTTTGGCTCTACGCTAGTTTGTTCTAACCCCACCTAACAGCAAGCGTAGCGTTGGACGAAACGTCTGCGTTGGACGAAATGTCCTTCCCCGATTAAGGGGCCATAGCATTATGGGAGCGGAGATGCTCCAAACGAAAGGAACAAACAATATGTTAACATACGCAGAACGACTGACGGCCGGCCTATTGGCCAGCGGGGACGACGAAGCGGTCGTCCCCGCAAGCAGTAATCATGCTGCACAAAACGAAAGGCAAAACGGATGAAAGCAATCGAGAGCACAACAGTGAGCGAGAATCTGGACGCGGCGAAAATCGGAACGATGTTTGTCACAAACGTAACATTCAGCTGGAACGAAGCCGGCGACAAATACAACGAGAAAACGCTTAAATACGACAAAGTCCCCGGTCATTGGACGATCCAAGCGCAGTTGAAGGACAAGCCGGGTCGCTACAGGAGTGAGGAAAATATGACAATCCGCGTCACGGAAGGCGTCGGGGCCAAGTTGGTTGAAGTTCTTCTACCCGTGATCGTCGCGGACGCGTCGAACAAAGCGCAACAGCTCGCGGACAACTCGAAGCGCATGCTCGCGGCGTTGGGCGACCGCGCCGTCGCGTGTATCGCCCAATCGGCAACGGCAATGGTGGAACCGAGCGAACAAGCCGCTGAACAAATCTAATAGTCGATTCTCGCCATCGGGGACGGACGCTGATCCGTCCCCGCAGGCGGCAATCACGCCGCGACGAAGAAAGGAACAAAAATGTATGATTACGGTAATTCCGGACTATCAGGAGAACGTCCCGCATGGGAAACAGATTAAATGGGTCGGGCCGCACGGGGAACACACAATCAATCCCGCGTATTTGCACGGGTCGCTCAGCGACAAGGCGGGGTTCGACATAGTCTATCACCCGCCCGGCCGACATATGCAGGAGGTTTACCTGAACGCTGAGTCGGGCGAAATGCAAGTCGAGGTCGTCATGGACGCCGGCCACACGGTCGCCACGTTGGTTTGGTGGTTTGTGTATGGCGACAATCGCGCGACATTCCGGGGATTGATCGTCGAGCCGGGCGACGAACGGTCGTTTGAATATGCTCGCCAAGCACAAGCGGAGCGACGAGAGTTTCTATAACAGCAAGCGTAGCGTTGTTCTGGACGAACGCGATTCTCACCGTTGGGGCAGACACAGCAATCTGCCCCACAAGTGGTAATCAAGCCACAGGAAGAAAGGAATACAGTATGAAAACACTACGGGAAATCGAGGAGTTTCTGGAGCGTGAAACCCGGGGGGACTATAAGACAACGTGGTCGAAGGACGAAAAGATGCGTTGGTTAGTCGGTAACGCCATGGAAGCGAAACGAATAGTCTTCAAAATGCGTGGAGTCGGGCGGAAAGCGTGGGGAAACTTCCTGTGGTCGTTCGATTTGGAAGAAACGGTAATATTGTCACTGACGAACAAAGACGGCTTTGCAATTCATCCAAGTTGTCCAGTCCGGTTCAGCGGCGGGAGTCCGACGCTAGTGTCCCGCGATGTGGTAGTCGAACGAGTTCTCGAAGTGGCGAATGACATTGACGCCTATTTGCAAAGCAACGTGCCGTTGGAACACTACAGAAAAGACATCGGGACGAAATTCACAGAGTTGATTGAGTTCTTCCGTCCGACGCGGATTGATCCCCCATAGGATTATGGCAGAGGCTAGCGCCTCTGGCATCGCAACCAACAAAAAGAAAGGCAAACCAAACATGAGTGCAAACGAAGCGGTCAAAGCCGCAATCGCCGAATACGTTCGGCCAACGCAACAATCCTACGACGAATCGTTATTGGAGCTACATTTGTGCAAGCGTGCCATTACGCAAAACGCCGCACATCTTGCCCGGCGGTTGAGTCACAACAAGCGTCAATCGCTAGTGATCGCACAACGCGAGTTCGAGGAAGCGTTGGGCAAGTTCCAAGACGCGAAACATCGGGTCGGGGAGATTGTGACAAATATCCTGAACGACTAGCCTCTACGCTAGTTAACCCTAATCCCTCGCTCGCTTCCCGGTTCGGTTCTCAAAAAGAACCGGACCGACAAAGCGTCAAACCGTTTATGGACAAAATCAAAGTTTCCCACAACATTCCAATCCCCGAAGCGTATAAAAGCACCGGCCTAACGGCATTCTATCGCTCGCTATCCGTCGGCGCGTCGTTCGAGATTCCAATCGAGCATCGCACGTCGTATATGAACACCGCGGCCCGGCTGAAGAAACAAGAGGGTCTCGAATTCGTCAGCCGGCGAGTCACCGAAACAACCGTAAGAATCTGGAGAACAAAATGAAACCCGAAATCGTCAGTATCCTTCGTTCGGCCCGGTCGCTCGTGACGCGAGGCTTTACGCCATCGCACTACGCCATTAACGGATCGAAAACGCCGGTCGGCTCGTGCTCATCGGACGCCGTCGCATGGTGCATCGCAGGCGCGATAGACAACGTGGTGCAACACGACGAGGTAGCGTTCAACGACGTGTGGATGGAAGTGTTGAAGTCCGCCAAAGGCAACTCCGCCGAAACGATCAAATGGTTCGGCGGGTTCACACAACCGCGCGCCATTAATTTCTTCTCCACGATGCTTAGGGAGTCCAAGTCGATTGAGCCGAACATGACGAACACCGATATCGCAAACCTTTTGGCCTGACGGCCAAATGTAGCAAACAAACAAACCGCAACAACAGAAAGGAAAAGTTAGTATGCCTACCAAAACCGCAGCACAGAAACTCCCAAAAACGATCAGCCCGGCCAAGACGGTCGACGCGGTCAAACAGGTCCACGTTCGCTACGACGCCAGCTGTGGTAGCTGGGCCGTCGTCGACGACAAGGGCAAACCCGTGGCGCATTTCACTCACGGCGTCTTGCAAGACGTTACCTTCGAGGCCATCAGCGTGGAAAACACCGTCCGTCTCGGCTGCGGATCGGAGACGCGGTCGGAATCCATCGGTGTCGCAACGGGCACCTTGTTCATGAATACGCATGGCAAGGACTTCAGCGGGTTCCACAACTTGGGGTTCAACGGGCAACAGTTCGTGAACGAAGACGGCGAACCGCTCACGTCCGTCCACAAGCTGCGTCTCATGCCTGAACGCCGGGCGCTCTACAAGGTCTGACCCCTCAGTCACCGCATCGTTGGCACGCCACGACGAAGCTGCGTGCAACTTCGGCCCCTACTAAACCCTCCACAGAAAGGAACAAATGAGTGCATTATCGAAACTTCAGAAGGACTTCCCGCAAGTCGAAAAGGTCATTGACGCTCGACGATCCATCCGCATTAACGTGACCAAAGCCGACGGAGCCAGCGCACGGTCAAAAGACCCCAACAGCTGCGCGCTAGTCAAAGCGTGCATCCGCGAAAAACTGGCCGATGCCGCGGTCGTCGGTATCGGCTCAACATATCTGATTCGTGGAACGAAAGCCATACGATTCAAGACGTCACACGGCGTCGCCCGCGAGATCACATCGTTCGACCGCCATCATGAGTTCGCGGAAGGCACGGATTATGTGTTGTCGAAAGTCAGTCCGGGCAACCGGCTCGGCGTGCACAAACGCAGCGAGTATCGTCAAAACACCGGCAAGCGCCACGCGCATACTGGCGACCGGATGAAGCATCATACGTCGAATATCCGCATCCTTAGAAAGCCGAAGAAGTAGTCGCCTAACACGCAGCAACGAATCAACTATCGCCCGGTTGATTCGTTGCTGACGTTAGCCGACCAACACATCGAACCACAAAACGAAAGGAAAAACATGGACAGCAACACAGACACCGACCGACACCTCTCACGGCCCCAGCCGTCAAAGGTCTGGGTCGAGAGCATACAGACGCATCTCGAACTCCTCAATCAAATCGCGGCGAAACTGCCAGCGAACGAACGTCTGGAAGTCGCCGACCTGAACAAGATCATCGACCTCGACGTGGCGTTTCGCCAACGATTCCTACTCATGGTGAGTCTCTACGGCTTCCACATCCCCACGAAAGGAGATGTAGTCTAATGCAACTAAAGAAACAAGTGTGGAAACGGCTACGCAAACATCGTCCATGCCTCGGCTGTGGACGTGATCACGCCACGATTTTGTGCCTTACTCGTCGTGGTTGGTATCGAGACGGGGACGACAAGGCGAGACTCAACGTCGTCGACGACACGCCCGTAGCGCAAGAGATCGTTGACAAGCGGAAGTAGGAAACGGTCTTTCTGAAGAAAGGAGCCACGAAATGAATATCCGATCGGCACTCAAAACCGTTCTCCTACCGGAATGTTTGGCCACGACCGAACGTATGCGCAAGAAGTTCACTGACGACGTTCTCGAACAACAAGATCCGTTGGTCGAGCGCGCGTTGTTGGCGATGAAACGTTTGGGCAAACTCTGGACGGACCCAAGCACCCAAATGGCCATCGTCGAGACAATGATGATCGTCGCACACGGAAAGGAAAGCGTCAAACGTCTCCGTATCGAAAAGCTGTTGAATCGTGCCGACGCTACCCCCGTGCTCGATCCACTGACCGTTATCAAAATCGTCGAGAACCACGCCGGCCACTACCAAGTGGGCAAGTTGGGTATTGTCTACAGCGGCAAAACCCGTTCGTTCCTGATCGACAAAGGAACCTATCTGTCGTTCGACCTACGGGATTACGCCCTCGCTGACGATTTAGAAGTCGAAAAGTGTATCGACAACCTCACCGAGCAACAGATTCGTGTCATCCTATCGGACAGCACAGTGTTCGCACCGATACTCGCGACGTTGTTGGAAGCGCCGGACGTCAAACCGACCTCCGGTGACGACATAAAAGCTGTCCCAAAAGCCTAGCTTTTGGTCCACGTGTAGGCAGCCACGTAGTGCTGTCTGTTCCTATGGCGCTGACGGAGAGAGGGATGACAACGTCCCAATGCGCCCTTTCGATTTGGACGACGGCTTCGGCTGTTCGTCCTGGGTCGCGACCCCACGGAGACTGATACGAAGGCCGTGTAACAAATGGATCGTATCGGGCCGGCACGCCGCCTTTCCCAGTTGCGTGCATTCTTTTTGTTGTCGGTGAAAACGCCGAGTCAGCGGAAATAATACTGGCCATAGATAAATGAAGCCGACAACATCTTTGCAGACGGGCAAGTTCAGATAACTTCTGCAGCTCGTTGAAGTGAGGGACAAAAAGCGGCAACGCTACAAAGCCCTTTCACTTTCTCCGACGCAATCGAAGACTGGTCACAAGCACTGCAAATGCAATGGTCTATGGAACCATACCAAACACCTGTCCTCACTCGCGTTGGAGTTTCGCTTTCCGGAGGCGCTAGTCTCCGAACGGCACGCGAACACCGACATTGTTCGCAATCGGTTCGTCGACAACCGCTCATAAGGGATTCGTCCCAGTTGACATACGGTACAACAAAGCACAAACCATGATAACCGAAGAACGCAGTTCACTTGGGTTGAAGATTCAGTTCCCGCGGCCGGGCAGCGTGGACGAATACAACGAATCCGCAAAGCGGACGGATGGCAAAAATGCCTGTCTCGAGGACGCCGTGGACCAGAACTACGCGCACGTCTGGCTGTCCGACTTCCGCGAGCTGTTCCTGCACGGGAGAGCGGAAACGAAAGACGCAGAAGGCAAAGTCGTAGTCAGTCGGATTGTGGGTGTCGAGGAACAGTCCGGCATCCCTCGCAAGACCAAAGTCACGACCCTCAAGTCGAAGGACGCCGCTGGCAACTTCGAGACGCGGGAAGACTGGGACGAGTCGCAGGGGACATACTTCGACCGCGTGTTGGCCACCAAGGGCCAGAAGCCCGAGGATTGGCAAGCGTTGGCGTCCGAGGTCGCCGCGCAGATTCCGTTCGACGCATCCGTCAGCGAACGGAAGCCCGCTGGTCCGAAAAAGCTGCCTAAGACGTACGAGGCGGCTGCGGCAGCCGTTATCGAACAAGGCGGGTTCGCAACGGCCGTCACGAAGATCGCCACAGCAACCGGCCTCGCACCTATCAGTCCGACCGGCGACAAAGCGAAGGACATCGAGTCCCTGGGCTGGTATATAAAGTCCTGGAAGGATTTGGAGAATAAAAAGTTGGCTTCCCAACTCCTTGCCTAACATAGTCCAGTTCTCAAAAAGAACCCAACCTTGGCAATCCGACAACCGACGAACCAACACCGCGATCCGTGACTCGCTGACGCTAAGTCACCTGTCGGATTGCCCTCATCGTTGTCTAACCCCTCACGTGGCTACAAACGGGACGAACGACCAATCCGATTCTGCCGTTCGTCTCGTCTTTCTCACTGGACGGTGGCCTGTAGCGCACGCCGTTCGGGGTTAGACCCGTGGGCCAGCACGGACAGCAGCAAAGCTGCACTGGCCATTTTTGTTTTTTACTATGAACATTCTAGTTATTGACGAAAGCAAGCCTGCAAAGTGTGAACTCTGTGGAGCGGAAAAAGAACTGCGACCATACGGACCGGGCGGTAAGCGTGTATGTTTCAACTGCGCCATGAAAGACGAAGAAGAAGCAAAACGGCAGTTCGCTAAAGTAACGTCCGGACAAGACATAATTATTATCAAGTAATCATGCCTACCAAACCATTCATCTTCGACTCCGGCCCAGCGTCATTCGGCCGCGTTAACTACGATCGCATCCACGTTGGCAAGCCGCTGACGAACAGGAAAATCAACGAATACATCCGTGCCGGCCGCTACACCAAACAACAACCCTTTGAACAAAATGGACAACCCCGCACTCACAAGCGAATCAACAGTTATCGTTCAACCCGTCGACGACAACAAGCTATTGAAACCTCCAACATCGTTGCGGCTCTTTTACACTGACATGACCGGCCAAGAAGTCGAAGTCAGTGTCCTCCAACCAGCATTCTACGAGTGCCAACGCCACACCGATGGCGCCTTCGTCCGTCTGCACAAATCCCAAATCCACGAAAAGAAAGGAACAGCATAGTCTATGGACAAAAACATTCCACTAAGCGAGCTGATTCGTATTGGTTCGAAGATCACAAGCAAATGCCAAGGCTGGTTAACACAGCAACAAGGACACAAAACTTGTGCTCTCGGCGCAGCGTTGACGGCCAAGCGCGGTGAGTTCATCACTAAAACCCCGTCGCTTGAAAGCGCGATAGCAGAGTTAGGAGTTGACCGAAGTTTGGCCGACCAAGTTTGGAGAATGAATGATGCAATTAAGTCTAACGATCCTAACAAAGAAGTCCACACACGCGAACAAATCGCCGACTGGCTAGAAAGGCAGGGACTATGACCGCCTCCGGCCCAGCGCGGTTCAGTCAAAAGGCCGTCGACCGTTACGCAGCCGCCATAGCCACGATCCTCAAACGCTGGCCCGAACCAGTAGTCTTCAATCCCGCTCCATTGTCGGTCGAGACCTTCTCGAACCGTCTCCGGGACGCCATTACCGCGGTTCTCGAACATGCCAGGACGCATCCAGTGATCTCGACAATCCACCTCGCCTCCATCAACGCCGATCTCGTTGTCCGCACACGGGACAACCGGGTCGTCGTCGGCAGTCGCGAGGCAACGAAACAACAGTCCAACGACCCGATCTTCACTTCGTCTGTCCCCGGCGCGACGTATGTCGGCGAAGTCGACGTCGAGCGGCATGTCGTAGTCCAATGCCTAGCCACGCTTCTGTCCGAGCGAGTCATCCACGGACCGTTCAAACTCACAAACATCCACGACTTCAAACTCCTAGCGGAGACGCTCTCGTCCTACGACATTGGATTGGAGCGTCTCGACGACCACACCGCCTCCATTGTATGACCACCATCGAACCCACAATCAAAAATCCCTATGCAGAACTATCACGTGACAAACTCATTAACATTACATGTTGGGTCAGCCCGGACGATCATAAATACCTCACCGTTGTGTATCCGTTCCAAGGCCGTTGGCAGAACGTTCTCGGCACAATGTTCAAATCTCTAATCAATGAACTCAAACGACGAAACGTCCAAACCTGGTCCATCGAATCCGAACGAATCCTCAGCGACATCGTCGGACGCCTTGTCCAACCCGAGCAGTCCAGAACCGACGATATCGGAGGCAACAGTGTCGCCGCCGGTCGAGCACTCCTCGGACTCCCCCCTATTGACGCTGATTCGCACGTCGAAAAAGCTGATCACGGAAATGACAACCGAGGAACTCCAGGCGTTCACAGCGAAAGTGAGAGGCTTACGCTCATCACCTCCAACGCTAACATCGACGCTCCGCGAGGAAGGCGAACGGGTAAAAAAGGTCACTCTGGACGTAAGAAGAAAAGCTGAGGTCAAAGACATTCTGAGCGAACTACTATGACATCATCAATTATCCCTGACATGCCAACTCTACAACATAACTACTATCTCGAACACGGAACAGCCGCGAAGCGTATCCGCGACGGACTGCACATGACCGACACCGTCCCAGTGAAAATCACCAAGGACGAAATTTTTATCGGCTGCGCACGGATCACCGTCGAGGCCGCGAAGTTCATCCTCGACAAACACAAGGAACATTTTGAAACCGGCCCAGTTTGCGTTGTTTTATGAGCAACCACACTATGCCCCCGTTGCCGATTGTCGACGGCCACTTCTTCATCGACAATAGTACACTTGAAACCTACACTAAATGCCGCCGATCGTATGAATACAACGGACTACGACGACGAATCCTTCGCGAAAGTCGCGCGGGACTGGAATTCGGGAAACTACTTCATGAATGCCTCGAACTTCGATACAAGTGGGAGGGCAAAACCGGCCAATCGGCTCTCGACACAGCCTTTGACAAAGAAGTCGAGGCCAAACAAGTCGATCTTATCGAAGCGTTCTTCCGGCGAACCGACCTCCCGGACAACATGGAATACCGCACGTCAGCGTATGCGCAAGAAGTAATCTTGCTATACAACAAGTATTACATCACCGAACCCTTCACAGTCGCGAAGCTCGCCGACGGCACGCCGCTCGTCGAGACTCCGTTCGCGCTCGAACTCGGCACGGTCGATCACCCATCCGGTCCTGTGATCGTTATGTGGTCCGGTAAGATCGACCTTGTGTCGTTGTGGGACAATCGCGACCTCATGCACGTCGATCACAAATCGTCCAAGATGGGCGGCGAACGATTCTTCGACGACTACATTCTCGATCAAGGCCAGCGTGGCTATGCTTGGGCCCTTCAACGCATAGTCGGACAGCCGGTGTCGCACTACGTCATCAACGGCCTGATCTGTCGCAAACCGACACAAACCGGCACGGCCATTGAATTCAAACGTCGCCGGCTACCAATCGACCAAGATTCCATTTTGGAGTGGCAGGAGAATACACTCCGGTTGGTCGAAGACCTGTTCCGTGATCACGCCCGCGCATACTTTCCTATGGAAACCGCTTGGTGCAACGGGAAATTTGGCGCATGTCAATACAAAGATGTATGTAATGTCGGTCGGACAGGGCGCGGTGTACTTCTTTATGGCAACCTATTCACCGACAACACTTGGTCTCCCCTAAACGATCCCCATAAAACATCATGAACCCACCTGATCCAATCCGAATCCACGCAGCAAAACAATACGCGGAGAAACTTAAAGTCATCCCCACCAGCGAATGGTGCACTGGCGAATACAGTGATTACGAAGGTCGCCATTGTAGCGTCGGACACCTCGTTTTCCTTGACGGAAATCATTTACCCCCCAAGTTTCAAGAAATCGAAAACCACTTCTCCTCGACTCTCGGCAGACACGCATTCGCCATCAACGACGAAGCCCGCGCAATCGGCAAAAGGGTTGTGCACACCCCTAAGCGCAACATTCTGCGTGCGCTAAATCGTGTTATCAAAGGCAAAACGACATGAAAACACAAAACGACTACAAACCGGTTAACGACTTCGGCCTGTTGTTGATCGGCCCACCGCTGTCCGGCAAAACGACCGTCGCCATGCAGTTCCCCAATCCATACATCATCTCGACGGATAGGAAGATCGGCAACGCCACGAGTCGGTTGCTCAAAGACAAAAAATGGTGGTTCGACTATGTCGACGTCGACGACGCCAACCAACCCGTCGCGCTCGACAAACAATGGACCCGAGCAACCGATCTGTTAAAGGCCGCGCCCAGCAAACCAGAAATCCAAACCATTATCTGGGACAACCTGTCCGACCTCTCGAACATGCTCTATGCACACATCATTGCGAATGGTGGCACAAAACTCACTGTCGGTGGCGAACGGGTATTCGAGCAACAACACTGGCAACCGTTCAAACTTCTCATGTCCCGCGCCATCTCGTTCGCCCGGTCGAGCGGCAAGCTATTCGTTGTGTGCTGCCATGAAGACATTGAGAAGGACGAAGTCACGGGGACGCTAACGTATCGTCCGCTAATTCCTGGCCAACTCAAAAACCAGCTCGGCGGATTCTTCACCGACGTCTGGCGCACGGAAGTCTCGGCCAGTCCTTCGCAGGCTGCGAAGTATTACGTCCGGACGGTTCCCACACCTCGTATGGCTCTCGGCAACTCTATTGCCGGCCTGCCAATCGAGTTCGAGTTCGAGTGGTCCAAATTCCAGGCTTTAATGTCCGGTTCTCAAAAAGAACCCAACAGCGCGAAACCATCATGAACACCGAAAAACAACAACCGTGGGACGTGGCGGCAGATCAGCTTGAGGAATTGATCACATCTGCATTTTTGCGGAGGGCGGTTGGACTTGAACCGCCAGCAGGGCGCATGACTGCGATTGTTAAATCTGCTTGCGAATCCCACGCCACCGCGCTCACGCAAGAGAACCTAGAACTTCGAGACGCGATGAGCAAGTGTCGAGCGTCAAAACTGTTCTGTGACCTCGAAGCCGCCACGCAGGAGAACGAGAGGTTGCAGGCAGACCTGAACGAAGCAGCCAAACGCGATGGCGAATGGATCGACAAATGGGGATCGTGCAGAGTGTGTGGCGGTGAAATACCACACGGCCACTCGAACAACTGCGATTACTACAAAATCGAACAGGAAGCCAGAGAATGGCGGGCACGATTCAACGCGCTGGACATGGAACTCGCCACCGCCCGCCGCGAGATTGAACGGTTGCGAACGGCATGTCAGAAAGCCTACGCGCTCTCCATGATGCGTTCAGAGCCATACATTCCACCAGGCGTTCGAGAAGAAATCGAATCGACATTGCAAAATGCCCTCTCACTTTCACAGCCCAACGCTGTGGATGCAGTAAAAACAAACAACAAAAACAGCAGTAACACATAAACATAACCATGAGTGATAGTACAAACATCCTAGACAACGACATGACAACGGTGGACCCGTCATATCCGCTTCTCAGCGCCGGTTCCTACGCGTTCAAGGTCGCAGACATCAAGGTCGAGCCCACGAAGGATAAGCTCGGTGACGTCGTGATGATCAAACTGGCGCTCGAACAGGAAGCTCGCGATGTGAAGAACCAGAAGGTGTTCCCAGGCCTCATCATCACGGATCGCATCTCGCTCCAGACAACGGAGAAATACACCATTGATATGATCCAGAAACGCCTCAAAGCGTTCCAACTGGCCATATTCAAGCCGACGGAATGCCCGCAGAAGTTCGCACCGGTCGACCAGTATCTTGGCCGGTCGCTGACGGCCAAGCTCAAAATCGAGTCCGATTCGTCTGGGACATATGACGACTCGAACCGTGTGGCTAAGTATGTTCCAAAGGACTAACTAGCAGAAAGCAACAACAAGACGAAGTTAAACCGCTTCAAAAAGACTAGCCGTTAGGCACCGACGACTCCAATCGTCGGTGCCTTTTCTTATGAACAAACTATCTATCCCTCCCGAAGCACAAGAGCTGTTCGTCAAACTGGCGGACGCACTAAACATTCACACCATCGCTGGCCGAGCCGTATTGACTGTGCTGTTAGAGAACGCCATCCTAATGGAACGCAAGCAACTCGACTACGGTCCCGGCAACATCTCCGCGTGGGGCATAAACGGCGTAGGCATGCGTCTCCACGACAAGGTTGAGCGGATTAAGACGCTCCTCAGTCATCCACGCCGTCGTCCGCAAAATGAATCCCTATCCGACTCGTTCCGGGACGCATCTGTTTATGGTGCCATCGGTCAGGTCGTCCTGAACGGCCAATGGCCCACGATGGAGCCGCTAGTCGGTGCGCCCAAACCGGTCGAGAAAAAACCCAAGGCGGCCAAGCCGCCATTCGTGCCGATAAAAGTCGACGTCCACAACGTATCGCAATGAAAGTCAAATCCTATCTGTTCCGCGAGTCTCAGCCGGGCGTGCCCGGTCGCCACCTAACACGAAACCTCATAGACGCCGCAGTCGCTCGTGCGAAAAACCGTTCGTCCGATTCGCGCCACCAGCTCACATTCCAATCCCGCTGGCGAACGAAACTACTAATGCAACAATATGAACAAGATCGTAACCCCTCTGTGGATATTCGTCTTTGAAGACTACGGAGTCGTTACCGTCCAACCCAGTCGCATCGAGCCTGCTGCGCTGGACGAAGTCGTCGAAACGCTTAAGAAACGTTCAAAGGCTCACTACTTAGTCGAAGTCGAAATACCAATGATTCCATGAACAACAACAACAACTCCAATCCCCCCAACCAAAAATGCAACGTTACTCCTTGGCACTATCCGATATCGTCGTCCCCGAACGTCTCCGTCTCGATTACGGGGACGTCGACGACCTCGCTCATTCTATCCGGCGTTATGGTCTTATACAGCCAATCATCGTCACTCAAGACCGTGTCCTTATCGCTGGTGGACGCCGACTTCGTGCTCACCAAGTTCTCAAACTCGACCGAATTGACGTCGTGTATCGTGAGACACTCCTCGAATCTGAGCGTCTGCAGCTTGAGTTGGAAGAAAACGTCAGACGTAAAGACATGGATTGGAAAGAGCGGGTCCGCGGGATCAGCGCGGTTCACATGGCCCGGAGGCACGACGCTGTACTTGCAGGCGACGAGTGGGGATATCGACAAACTGGCGAGCTTCTTGGGACAGCGCATAGCCACATCGGATATTGTCTCGAAGCCGCAGACCTGTTGGCGAAAGGAGACGCCGAAGTCGCAGCCTGTGGGAGTCTCGGAGACTTCATCAGACTCCAACTCACTCGACGCGAAACCGAAGCAAACATTGAACTTGCCCGTCGAGGGCTTGCCGGAACGGGAGCCAATGGGCCCGTGCAGCACGTGGTAACAGCCAAACCGGGATTGGTTACAGACCTTCTCGGTTCCGCACCCACGGTCGCGACCGCACCCGTCGTCCATCCGGACGACGCGGTGCGTCCGTTCGAACCGTACACAGCAAATCTGTCCCGCTGGCTATACCACGGCGACGTGCGCTCGTTCTTCAAGGACGAAAACTACAGTGACCCGGCCGGCGATACAATCGGCTACATCATCACCGACCCGCCGTATGGCATCGACGTCGACAACATGGATCAAGAACATGCCGGTATGATCGACCTCGACAGCGTCCGTGCCGAACACGACGTCGAACAAAACCTGGAACTCCTCAAGGAATTCGTCCCGTTGGCTTATCACCACATGCGGAACAGCGGATCATGGCTCGTGATGTGGGCAGACCCGTGGAATTGGCGGTGGCTGGCCGGTCTGTGCGAGGACGCAGGCTTTCGAGTCAGTCGATGGCCCCTGACATGGATCAAGACGCACGCCTGCATCAACACTAACGCTATGAAGAACTTCACAAAAACGGTTGAGTTCGCCGTCGTCGCTGCGAAAGGCAACGCTTCGTTGATCGCTCCACAACCAGTCTGTCACTACGCGTGCTCAAACGACGAGACGAAGAAGTTGCTCGGCCACCCGTATGCCAAACCGCTCGACCTCTGGAAATGGCTGTTCAAAGCGTTTGTCCCGTCCGGCCTAGCATACTTCGATCCGTTCATCGGGCGTGGATCGTCTGCGTTAGCCGCCATCGACGTCGGCATAACGCCCATTGGCTGTGAAGTCAACGACACTCACTACGCGCATCTCTACAACAACGTCCGTGCCCGCTACGAACAGCGGTTCGGAAAAGACAAAGTCACGTTCACCTAATATGGAAAGACTAATCACCCACATCGCCCACAATAACGATCTGTACGAAATCATCTTCACGCTCGGCGGGAGCGTCCAACGTGTAACGATATTTCCAGATAACAACGGCCAAGCTGGAACGGAACATTCTTTTTGGTCTCTCCCACAAGAGGTGCGTTTGAAGATTCGTGAACGGATCGCGGAATACTCGTCATGAACACCATCGTTCCCAACCAATTCCCGACGCTGACGAACGTAGTCTATCGCATAGCGATAATCGGTGAGGCCCCCGGTACAGTCGAGTTGATCACCGGGACACCATTCGTCGGGCAGTCAGGCTATTTGCTAAACGACATCCTCTCCGCCGCAGGTATCATCCGTAACGCCTGCTTCGTCGGGAACGTGTCGCAACACCGCCCACCGGCGAACGATATTCGCAAGTTCGCGTGGACAGGCCCAGAAATCACCGAGGGCTTGGCGAAGTTGAAGGTCGACCTCGACAAGTTCAACCCCTACATCTGCGTCCTCCTCGGCAACACAGCCCTTCGTGCAGCGACCGGGGACGACGACGATTCTATCACCGACTGGCGAGGGACGCTATTCGTCGGATCGGTCTTCGGTTCGCCGTTCTTCGGACGTAAATGTGTCGCAACCTACCACCCCGCAGCGGTTCTTCGAATGTACGACTGGGCACCGATCCTACGGTTCGACCTAAAGCGTGCCCGCACAGAGGGCGAGTTCTCCGCATTAGTCCTGCCCGAACGCGAACTGATCACGCCGCTCGGCACGCCGGACGAGTATTTTCCTTTCGTCATGTCGAAGATGGACGAAATCATCCAATCCAAAACGCCCGTCTCGGTCGACATCGAAGGTTACGTCGACCGTCTCGCGTGCATATCCATCGCCACATCAGCGAATTATTCTTTTATTGTGCCGTTCTCTACGGGGGTCGGAAGCTACTGGCCGACGTTGGAATTTGAAAACCACGTCTGGAGGAGGCTATCACAGCTCCTCTCCGACCCTACGATTCCCAAAACCCTGCAGAATTGTCTCTACGACAATTTTGTCCTAACCTGGTCATACGGATGCCCGATCCGCGGCATCCGCGACGACACCATGCTCAAACACTGGGAACGCTACTCCGAACTTGAGAAAGGTTTGGCGTTCCAAGCGTCGATCCACACGAAGGAGCCGTTCTACAAGTCAGATCGCAAGAACAACGACCTGCAAACCTTCTGGCGCTACTGCTGTAAGGACTCCGCCGTCACCTACGAAATCAACGAGACGCTCCAGTCCCAACTATCCGACAAAGAGCAGTCTCACTATCGTTTCAACATCTCCATGCTGGAACCGATCCACTACATGGAGCAGAGAGGAATCAAGTATGACTATGCGAAAGCACAAACTCGTCGACGTGGCCTCCAAGACGAAACAGCGAAGTTGCAAGACGAACTCAACACGCTCGCCGGTCGAGACCTTAACGTCTCGTCCCCGAAACAAATGCAAGCGTACTTCTACGACACGCTCGGCCTCGACCCAGTCATCAATCGAAAAACTGGTTCGCCAACTCTCAATTACGAAGCCTTGTTGTCTCTGGCAAAGCGAACGGGGGAGCCATCACTACTTCTTGCGATCAAAATTCGTAGTTTGTCGACCCGTGAACGGATGCTTGCGATACACCCTGACGATGACGGTCGCATACGGTGCGGCTACAACGTCGTGGGAACTGAATCTGGACGACTCACCTGTTACACTAGTCCCACTGGTAGTGGGTACAACCTTCAAACGATACCTGAAGCAGATCGAGACTTGTTTCTTGCGGATGACGGGTGCGATATATTCCAGTGCGATCTTTCGGGCGCAGACGGCTGGACAGTTGCCGCTC